GGCGAGGAAGGCGAGAAACATAGCAAAACACCACAACGGGAATGGCATGGGGACACCGCTGACGATTGCGGTACAGCAGCAGAAACAGTGTGCGACGGACAAGCAGTGGGCGACCCCTCGTGCGAACAAGACCGAGGGATACAGCAGCCCGGAGTTCAGGCCGACGCTGCATCAGCAAGCTCAGAGTTGGGCGACACCGAGGGCCGAGATGGACTCGGGAGCACACAACGGAAAGCCGGACACGCTGCACAGCCAGATGAAGGTGACAACGAACGGCAAACTGAACCCACGCTGGGTGGAGACACTGATGGGACTTCCGGTGGGCTGGACTATGCCGAGTTGTGCGTCTCCTGTGACAATCGCACCGACGAGCTTCGACTGCTCGGGAACGGTGTCGTCCCAGCCACCGCAGAACGCGCCTTCCGCGTCCTGATGCAGGAACTCATGCACCCATGAGCCACCAAACCACATTCCCCGTGCCGCCAACGCCGCCCCGCCCCCGTGAACGGGTCGAGATCAAGGTCACGGCGCTCATCACCTACACCGACGAGGAGACCCGGAAGATGGCTATCGAGTGGGCCACCGGGTACGCAAAGGAAGCCGTCGACGGCATTGGGTGGACCGCTCCGGAGGGCTACACCATCACGTTCAACCCATGACCATCCAACAGATCCACGACTGGCTCGGGAGCCCCCTCTTCCTCGTCCCGCAACAACCCGGCACCAAGGTGCCCATGGTCAAGTACACCCAGGAGACCCTCGAAAGCACCTTGAGGCCCGTCTACCAGGCCCTGCTCGAGGCCGGCAACACCGCCGTCAGGCTCGGCGAACACTCCGGCGGATTCTGCGCCATCGACTTCGACGATGAGCAGAGTTTGCAGCAGTTCCTGGCGGTCAACCCCACGCTGGCCTCGTCCGCACGCTGGAAGGGGTCAAGGGGCGCCCAGATCGGCGTGAGGGTACAAGGAGAGTACCCACAGCCTTGCAGCGCACGCTCGGCCACCGAGTTCGTCGACGTCAACGGCAGGAGGTTGGGCAGGCCCCTGTACGAGTGGCGCAGCACCGGCAACCTGTCCACGGTGCGCGGCACGCATCCCTCGGGCTGCCAGTACCAGGTGCTGGTGCAGGCGCCACCGGCGCAGATCAAGTTCTCCGACATCCGGTGGCCCGAAGGCTGGCCTGTGCCCGGTGAGGCCAGCCAGGCTGCGGTCTTGGTCAGGAACCATGGGGCACCGTGGGCGTTCAGCGCCAAGGGCGGCGGGACGTTGAACCCCAACTTCTTCAGCGCACACATCCTCTCCAAGGAACACCACGTGCACGACGCCGGCTCCGGACGCAACCACTGGTACTCCCAGGAGTCCGGCACATGGATCCACGTCTCGCAGGTGGAGCTCCACCAGCGCATCCTCAAGCACACCCACGACGTCATCCGCAACCAGGCCGCGGCACTCCCCGATGACCCGCGGATCCCCACCCTGCTGCCCAAGGTCACGCCGGCCTACCTCGAGCAGGTCGCGCACCTCATCAGCGTCACCACGGCGCAGGCCGACCCGTTTGGCCGGCCAAGGGCGGTCGTGCATGCCGCCAACGGCATGGTCGACCTGTCCACGCAGCCCTACGAGGTGCATGGGTTCGGGCCCCAATGGATGTCCCGTGCGCAGACACCCATCCAGTACTCGCCGGGTCAGCAATGCCCACGATGGCAGGCCTTCCTGGATCACGCCTTGCCCGAGCAGGATGACCAGCAGCTGCTCCAGAGATGGGGCGGCATGGCCCTCATGCAGCGCAACCTGTGTCAGGTCATGCTGCTCGTCACCGGCACCGGTGGCGGCGGCAAGAGCACCCTGGCGGCACTGGTGCGGAGACTGGTGGGCCCAAGGAACTGCGCGGAACTCCGGACGTCGCACCTGACGTCACGGTTTGAGGTCGGCCTGTTCGCGGAGAAGACGTTGTTGGTGGGCGCCGACGTGGCCCCGGACTTCCTGAGCAGCGAGGGTGCCCCCGTCATCAAGAGCCTCACCGGTGGCGATCAGGTCATGGTGGAGTTCAAGGGGTCGTCCAAGGCAGCCCAACTGGTCGGCGAGTGGAACGTCATGGTGACAGCGAATACGAGGCTCCGGGTCAACATGCAGGGCGACATCGGAGCCTGGGCAAGGCGGATACTGTTGTTGGACTTCTCCCAGCCCAAGCCGGCCAAGGTCATCCCCAACTACCACGACGTGATGATCAACGAGGAGGGTGCCGGTATATTGAATTGGTTCCTGCAGGGCGCCAGCGAGATGCTGGATATCGTTGCAACGGGGTCATCGTTCCCCATGTCCGTGAGGCAGAGGCAGGCCGTCGACAACCTGATGAATGAGTCCGACAGCGTGAGATACTTCATTACGAATCATGTTCGACGGTCATCCATGGCCGCCGACTGCATCACATCGGAGGAACTCTACAACGCATATCTACAGATGTGCTCATACCGCAACTGGTCCTGTGAACCGGAAAGATCCTTCCAACTCCGGGCCGCAGAATTGATGACCGAGATCCACCAGGCCCAACGCTCCAACCACATCCACCGGGACAAGGACGATCAGGGTTCCAGAGGCTACCGCAACGTAATGCTTCATTCTCTTGACCATGAGCAATTCTAGACAGTCAAGTGTTAAGGGTTGGACTTGGGACGGTTGTGACACTTGTTTCCTACTCCGGTCTAGGGGATTGGAAAACTTTTAACTATTGACACGACGTATCCCATACGGAATGGAGTTGGAAAACAGCGTCACAACCGTCCCAAGTCAAGCAACGTGAATTTAGACGAATCCAGGATCGAAGGCCTCCACAAGGCAGGCGGAAGGTGGACGGGACGCTGTCCTGCCTGCGCCCAAGCCGGTCAAGATCGGTCCAAGCAGCACCTAGTGATATTCCCGGACGGTAGGTGGGCCTGCGTGGTCAACCCCGGACCACAAGGCCAACACCATAGACAAATCATCTGGCAGTTGGTAGGCAGGAAGGGCCTCAAGAACACGCTGCCTTCATCACCCTTCGACCCATCGCTTCTATGAATACAAACCAAGCCCTTGTACGTTCCGCTGTAGCAAAAGGCCTGCTCAAGTATCCTCCAGGCCAACGCTTCCACAAAGACGGTACACCAGACCCCATGCTGGACCTCACAACGTTGTCCAACCCCAAACGACATTCCCAAGCCATGTTCCGCCAAGCCTACCAACTCCGCCAAGCCGGACTCTCCCTCCACCAGGTCGCCGACCGTTGCAATGTCCCCCGCGGTTCCATCGTGTACCTCATCGCCCAAGGCCATGAGCTACACCTCGCAGACCAACGCAACCGTTGACCAAGCATCCCCAATGCAAGACCCTCACCCCAACGTGGCGCCGTCCATCCACATCTCACTCTACGCCTATGGTGGCGTCTCAGCCGCCTGCCTCCTCTCCTGGATCTCCATGGCCCACGCCATCGCTACCAGGCCGGCACAGGCAGCCGACATCCGTACCGTACGCGAGGACGCACTCATCTCCCGCTCACGATCCCGTGCCACCAAGTGGTTCCTCGACTCAGGCAAGGACGTCTGGGTCCAAGTCGACCACGACATCGAGTTCGATCCCTCCGACATCTACCGCATCGCACAGATCGCCCACGACACAGGCTCCACCGTCTGCATCCCCTACTCCTGCCGCTCCCTGCCGCCCAGGCCGGCCCTGAGACCCAAGGCAGAGCATCTGCAGACCCTCAAGGACATGCTCTCCAATGCCGACGGAGCACCGGAGACCGTCCCGATCCAGATGTTCGCATCCGGATGCCTCGCAATCCCTCGCAGGAGCCTCGTGGCTGCGTTAGAGGGCCTCCAGAGCCCCAAGGTCGACTACCCGTACAGGATCGATTGGTGCAAGGATACGCTCGCTGGCGAGTTCCCTACGTTGTGGATGCCCTTCGCCGTCGACACCCTGCCCAACCAACTCGAGTACCTCTCCGAGGACTACGCTGCTGCCTTCCGGCTCTCCCTCTGCGAGGTCGAGCACCTTGCCTACCGCCCCAGCAAGCCACTGAGCCATTGGGGCGAGTTCCCCTTCGCATTCCACGCCTATGCCCCCCGTTAAGCGCGGCCCAGGACGGCCCAGGAAGAAGCACCGCGAGGTGTCCCTGCAGGATGTGGCGAAGGTCGCTGGGACCAACCGTAACGTCGTGGCAGCCGTCCTGCGCGAGGACTCTGAGATCGATGGCGAACTCCGCGACCGTGTCATGGCAGCCGTTGAGCAGACCGGCTACGTGGCGCCACCGAAGAACCAGCACTTCAACTCGGCCCTGACTCAGGAGAAGGCGGACACCATCTTCGAGGGTGTGATCACCAACAAGCCGCTGGATCAGATCGCCAAGGAGACCGGGCTGACCAACGCAACAGCGATCAAGTACATCCGCGGCGTCAAGGTGCCCGCTGACTACCCTGAGACCGAGGAGGAATGGCGGAACGACGTCACCGGCTTCCTCAAGATAGCGATCTGGAAGGGCACCAAGCGGCTGGCCCGCGAATCAGTTGAACTAATAGATGACAGAAGTTTACCAATCGCAGTGGCTGTGATGGCGGACAAGTTGCAAATGCTTTGCGGTCAACCTACTTCAATCCATCTCGCTGTGCATCAACAGGTCAGTCACAAGGACCTGATGAAGGAGATCGAGACCAGGAACGTGACGCCCGGCGCAGCCGAGGAGCACGTCCCGGAGCCAACGTGACGGTGTCGTACAACAGGTATTATATTCACTTCGTTTCAGGCTCCAGCAACCGGACGCACTGAGCATCAGGCACTTACGCATGAAAACAGCCCCAAAGGGGGGGAGGGGGTCTCCGGACTCCGGTTTGGTGTAAAGCGCGACGGGTAGCCGAAAGGAAAAAAATGTTGAAAACGAACCCTCCAAAGAGCCTGCCTGCGCCCCTTTGCATGACCTGCGGCAAGCCGTTCGTCGTGATCAAGCAGTTCGATGGCCCAAAGCAGAAGCGGTTCTGTGAAGAGCAGTGCAGAATCAACTGGTGGAATGAGCAGCCTGAGCATCCGTTCATCCCAAAAGTCGACGTTTCGCACCCTAGAGCCAAAGAACTGAAGTTAAAGCGCACCCAACTCATCCTCTTAGAAAAGGCCGACCCGTACACCTACGGCTTTGTGCCTGACCACTGGGAGATGGCGGACGCGCAGTACGAGTTGTGCCAGGAACTGTTGGTGTCCGGCGGCAACCGCGCAGGCAAAACTCTCTGGGCAGCCCGCCGCGTGGTGAAAACCCTGTTGGAGAAGGAGAATGCGAGCGTCCTTTGTTGCCACACATCACACGCAACCTCCGTCACCGTCCAACAGCCCGCGATCTACAACTATCTCCCGGTGGCACTACGGGCGACGAAGAAGGGCCGGATCCACTACCTGAACTACACGCGGAAGAACGGGTTCACGGACGGCTCATTCATCCTGCCCAACGGTTCCCGGTGCGACTTCCTGAACTACACGCAATCGGAGAACACGATCGAGGGCCGGGAGGCGGACTTGATCTGGTGCGATGAGTTGGTGCCGCAGTCCTGGGTGGAGACGTTGCGGTACCGCTTGGTCACCCGCCGCGGCAAGCTGCTGGTGACGCAGACGCCGCTGGAGGGTGTGGCCTCGGTGTACAAGGAATTCGTGGCCGGCGCCGCTGTGGAGCGTTGGGGCAAGGCGCAGATGTTGGAGGGGCGGCAAGGTCTACCGACTTGGCCCATCGGCGAGGCACCCCGTGTGATGGTGCAGCAGGCGACGGCCCGCCGCGCGGTGTTCTTCTTCAGCGAGGACAACCCCTACAACCCGTTCGACGAGATGAAGAAGAAGCTCGTCGCGGCTCCGATGGGGCAGATCCTGACGCGAGCCTACGGCTGGGCCTCGGACGTGATCGGAAAGGCGTTCGCCCGGTTCCGGCCCGACGTCCACTGCATCGAGGCCTCCGCGGTGCCCCCCGGCGGAACCCTTTACATGGTGTGCGACCCTGCTGGGGCGCGGAATTGGTTCTGCCTGTGGCTCCTCGTCTATGAAGACGGCAAGCGCATCGTGGTGCGTGAGTTCCCGGACTTCAGTTCCTACGGCGAGTGGGTTCTTCCAGGCGAGAAGGCCGACGGCAAGCCTGGGCCGGCGCAGACCCTCGAGGCAGGGCGTTCGATCCGTGAGTACCGCACGCTCTTCCGGCAGATCGAGGACGAACTCGGGTATGGCGAGCCGGTGATGCGGCTGATCGACCCGAAGGCAGGAGGTTCCCCCGCCCTGTCGGAGGCCGGCGGCACGACCCTCATCGACCTGCTCGGCGAATCGGACGACGCGACGGACGAGCCGATGGCGTTCCTGCCGGCGCCGGGCGTCCCTGTCGACCAGCGGACCTCTGCGATCAACAGTGCGTTGTCATACGACGCGACCCAGCCGTTGACCCCGTTGAACGAGCCCGAATTGTACGTGGTGAAGGACTGCGCGAACCTGATCTACGCGCTGTCGGAGCATACGGGCCGTGATGGCCAGAAGGGTGCGACCAAGGATCCCATCGACTGCCTGGGCATGCTGTTGGTATCCGGTCTTGCCCATGTGGGGCATGGGGGTTTTGATACCCGCGGGGGTGGAGGATACTGACATATGGGCATCGAGACATACAAGGGGACGGCGACCGACGACATGGCGCGGGTGGGATCGACGCCGGACGTGGGAGCGTTGGTGGAGGAGTTGCGGCGATCCTCGACGGACTACGGGGTGCAGGCTCGAGCGACTCGAGTCGAGGACACCCGCTACTGTCGTTGGGCGGGTCAGACCGACGACGGCAAGAAGTGGAATGATGCGGGCCGGAACAAGCCCGCATTCCCCTGGGACGGCGCTTCCGACACACGGATCCCGTTGGCGGACGAGGTGATCAACGGCCTTGTCGACCTCTGTTCCACAGCCTTCTGGCGCTCCATGCTGCGCGTCTCGCCGACCAACGTCTCCCAGCTGGACCAAGCGGTGACGGCGCACAGCCTGATGGACTGGGCCATGAATGCGCGGATGTACAACGACCTGACGCGGGACGTCGAACTGTTGGCGCAGTACCTGTGGACGTATGGATGGACCGGGGCGCACATCACCTGGCAGCAGGAGATCGGGCAGAAGGAGCAGTACCTGACGATGGAGCAGATCGTTGCCCTCGCTGCCACACAGGAGGCTGGCACGGCGCTGGCGGACTTCCCTGCCTTGGTGATGAATCCGGAGGCGGACGACCAATCGGCGGAACTGTTGCGTGCCGCGTTTCCCAACCTGTCGAAGCGCCGGGCCTTGAAAGCGATCCGGGAGCTCCGTTCCGAGGGCGAGTGCGACTTCCCGGTGCCCACCATGGTCACCAACAAGCCGATGATCTCGGCGTTGGCGCCGTGGGATGAGTTGGTGATCCCGCCGGAGACGACGGACATCCAGTCGGCGCGTGTGATTTTCCGGCGCTGCTACATGACGGAGGCGCAGGTGCTGAACAAGGTGGAGACGGACGACTGGGATGAGGCGTGGGCGGCGGAGGCGATCTCGACGATGGGGCGTTTCTCGGATTTGGCGACGATGACCACGGTCTCTGTCGGCATCGCGGAGAACTCGATCCTGGACCGGGAGAACTTGATCGAGGTCGTGTACGCCTATCAGAAGTCGCTGGATGAGGACGGTGTGCCGGGCGTGTTCTATACGGTGTTCTGTCCGCAGGTGGGCGACAAGTGGGGGTACTTCGAGGCCCTCGACTATACGCACGGCCAATACCCGTTCGTGATCTGGCGTTCGGAGATGATACACCGGCAGATCGTGGAGAGTCGTGGTGTGCCGGAGATCACGATGACGTGGCAGGAGGAGGTGAAGGCGCAGCGGGACTCGGTGTTCGACTACACCAGCCTCGCGACCCTTCCGCCCATCGAGGTGCCGAAGACCCGCGGGGGCAATCTCAAGATCGGCCCCGCGGTGCAGGTGCCGGTGCTTCGCCGCGGCGAGATCGGGTTCATGCAGCCTCCGGCGCGTGAGCCCGGCGTGGCTTTCCAACTGATCGCCGCGGTGAAGGAGCAGACCGACCGCTACTTCGGGCGGCCTACGGACCTGGTGCCGCCGGCGGTGACGCAGATGAGGCAGCAGCGGTACATCAACAACTGGCTGCATGGTTGGACGGAGGCGTTCCGGCAGGTGTTGTCCCTGACGCTGCAGTACATGGGGCCGGAGGAGATCGTGCGTATCACGGGCTCGACGACGCCGGTGAAGGAACTGACGGACTTCGACGTGATGTTGAAGTTCGACGTGCGCGAACTGTCCACCGATCTGGTCACCGAGAAGCTCAAAGCCATCTCGGCCCTCGTCCTGCCGCTCGACACCGCGGGCGTGGTGGACCGGACGAAACTGGTGTCCGTTGCCCTGCGTGCCATCGATCCCAACCTGGCGAGCGAGTTGGTCATGCAGCAGGGTCCGGCGGCGCAGAAGATGTTCTCTGAGACCAACGACGAGATCGCGCTCATCAGCCTGGGCAACCCGCCGACGTTGCGTGAGAACGATCCGACGGCGGCGATCCGGCTGCAGTTCTCGCAGCAGGTGTTGCAGGCGAATCCGAAGTACCAGATGCAGCTGCAGCAGGATCCGTTGTTCCAGGCGAACCTGCAGAAGTACATCGAGAACCTGCAGTTCTCTGTCCAACAGCAACAGAATGCGGTCACTGGCCGACTGGGGGTGCAATCGTGAACGAGGAGAAGCTCAAGATCGCGTTGTCGGTGTCGGACGATCACCCGGTGATGCAGGCGATCCTACAGGTGCTGAAAGACACCGAGGAGCAGGAGGTGAATGCCTGCGTGCTGCCCAATCTCTTGGCGGAGGACCGTGCCTACAACTGTGGCCGGGCTGCCGCCATCAAGGATCTTGGCGCCTATATAGGCATGCTAAGAGGTGAGAAGGGGTTGACCTGATGTCGACTCTGATATCTCACTTGGTCATAGGTTTCTGGGTTGTCCTGTAACAACCCTGGAGAACACCCCTCTTGCGGGGTCTAAACGCATGGCGACAGACATCCAATCCAAGCAGACGCAGGAAGCGACACCTGCCCAAAACACGGCAAGGCCCCCGATCAACCCGATGGAGTTCGACGAATCGGCGTTGGCGAAGCTGCTGAAGCGGGACTTCAGCGGGGAGGAAGAGAAGGCTGCAGAGGTCGTCGAGCCTGTCGACGACGGGTCCGCGAGTGCGGAAACCGACGATGGCGACGGGCAGGCGGATGATCCGACCGCGGAACAAACGGAAAACCAGGACGAGTCTCCTGGGGATGTTCTTTCCGAGGACGGGAACGAAGACGAAGCGACCGACAGCAACGGTGTCCGCAAGCGTATCGACAAGCTGACGCGCCAGAAGAAGGAGGCGTTGGAACGTGTCGAGGCGTTGGAGCGGGAACTGGAGGAGGCGAAGGCGAACAAGCCGGCGGCGGCTTCCGCGGTTGTCCAAGACGATTCACAGTTCGGCAACGTATGGGACGTGGGCAAGCTCTCGGATGAGTGGACCAAGGCCCGGCAGCTGAAGCGATGGTGCGAGGACAACGAGGACGGGTGCGAGGTGGACGGGAAGGAGTACTCTGCGGAGGACGTGAAGCAGATTCGGCGACGGGTCGAGGATGCCATCGACGTCCACATTCCGGAGCGTGCGCGGTTCCTGCAGTCGTACCAGTCGATTCAGCCGGTGGTGCAGCAGCTGTATCCTTGGTGGAAGGACCAGAAGAGCGTGGAGTACACGGCAGCGCAGGACGTGTTGCGGCAGATGCCGCAGCTGCGTCGGATGCCGGAGCACCAGGTTCTGATCGGTGACTTCCTCGAGGGCCGGCGGCTGCGGCTGGAGCGCGAGGCGGCGAAAGGTACCAAGCAGCCTGCGCGTGTTCCGGTGAAGGCGCCGAGCCAGCCTGGGAAGCCGATGGCGGCACCGCTCCGCAAGGATCCGGCGAAGACGCAGTTGCAGGCCGCGAAGTCGAAGTTCCGTTCCACGGGAACGCAGTCCGAATTGGCTCAACTCCTGAAGAGGATGCTCTGAACTATGCCACTACTCCAACCTGATCAGGGCGGCTCTGTGCCGCTCGCTAGAACGTCCGCCGCCCGTGAGGATCTGGCGGACTACATCGCCATCGTCGACGCCAAGTCGACCCCGTTCACGTCCATGGCCCCGAAGGGCAAGGACCTTGGGAACATGCAGTTCTCCTGGCTGGTGGACAACTACGGCGCCCCGCAGCTGCAGGGTGTCGTCGACGGCACCGACGTGACCGTGTCGAGCGGTGCGAACCCGGTCGCCAACCGGACCCGTCTGAACAACTACGGTCAGGCGTTCCGGCGCGACCTGCGTGTGGGCTTCATCGCCGAGACGCAGGAGGTCGCCGGTGTGACCGACGAACTCGCCAACGGCATCGCCAAGCAGTTGGTGCAGGTGAAGCGCGACATGGAGGCCACCTTCATGTGTACCAACCAGGCTGCACAGGCCGACAACGGGACCAACCCGTACCTGACCGGCTCGATGGGCAACTGGCTGAACTCGACGAACGCCTCGAACATCGGTGCGTGCGCGTCGGGTTCCGCGTTCCTGCCGGCCTCCGGCGCCGTGGACACCACTGCGTCGACTGCCTTCACCGAGGCCACCGCGCAGAACGTGCTGACCGCCATCTACGGCGCGACCGGCACCTTCCGCGACTACGACTGCATCCTGGGAACCACGTTGAAGCGTGCGTTCACCAACCTGACTGCGTCGACCACCTCGCAGATCGCCAACAACAACGCCATCGCGTCGACGGCCATCCGCACGTTCAACCAGGAGTTGTCGAGCGACACCTTCAAGTCGAGCATCGACATCTTTGAAGGTGACTTCGGTCGCCTGATCCTGCATCCGACGACCTTCATCGGCGGCAAGAACGTCGCGGCCCTGAGCGCCCAGGCGTTCAAGGGCTACGTGATCCCGATGGACATGGTCGAGGTGCGGTACGCGAAGATGCCGCAGGTCAAGACCCTGCCGGACGCCGGCGGCGGTCCTGCCCGCCTGATCGAGGCCATCGCCGGCCTCGTCGTCAAGAACCCGAATGGGTTCGGCATGTTCAACGGTGCTTCCTGAGTGATGGTGCAAGGGAGCCCCTGGGTGACACTGGGGGCTCCCCTTTTTCTTTCTATGAGTGCGAACAGCAGCGCGGCGGTGTTGGGCAATGCCCTGGACGATCTCCCCGGTGAACTGCGTCGGGCGGTGATCGAGGAGTTCAAGTCGGGCATCAGGAAGGACTGGGTGGACGCCGGGATCCAGCAGAAGCGGATCGCCGCGGACACGACCAGGACGCAACTCCGTTCCATAGACGGCATCGGTCGTCTGCGGATGCGGGTGGACCCGACGCTGTACCATGCGTGGGGGCAGAAGTACGGGTACGACTGCTGGAAGGACGGGCAGTTCCTGCGCGAGGTGGAGCGGGACAATCCCGAGGTGCGGGTTAACTGTGGGGGAACTCGCTTGCAGGTGGGTTGGAGCGGCGGCACAAAGAGGAGCAGCACAAAGTTCACGCTATGAATGTTGGATCCAACCGTCAGATCGCGGGTGAGTATGGTGGGCGCTACATCGACTCGGCGGCTGGGACCGTCACGGGCAACTGGATGGAGCTCCACGCGATCACCACGACCATCCTGGGTGCGGTGACCTCCAACATCACCAACTTCCCGGCGGGCGTGACCTTGCAGGCCGGGGACTCGATCAACGGCGTGTTCACCTCGGTGGCGGTGTCGACTGGGTCGATCATCGCGTACAACCGGAAGTGGGTGTGAGATGAGGCTGGGCCTTGGCATCGGACTGTTCCGCGACCAGCTGCCGGGAGGCGGCGGTGGCGGTGCGGACTATCCGATAGCGAGGCGCGACCTGCTGCAGGAGGACGAGGACTTCATCCTGCTGGAGAACGGGACTGACAAGATCGTCATCACGTTCGGGACTTTTGATTCTTTGGACCTGGAGGATGGGGACTTCCTGCTCCAGGAAGATGCGGACAAACTGATCATCCAAGCGAACTGATATGCCAGACACGAAGATCACGGCACTGAGTGCCATCGTCACGGTCGACCCCGTGAACGACGTGCTCCCCATCGTCGACGTGAGCGACACGTCGATGGCGGCCTCGGGCACGACGAAGAAGGTCACGACCAACCAACTGCTCGGTGCTGGTGCGACGGCGACCTTGGGGACGTTGGCGGTGAGCGGTGCCACGACCTTGACGGGTGCGTTGACCGCGAACGGCGCCGTGACCCTGGGCGATGCGGTGGGTGATGCGGTCAGCGTGAACGGCTCGCTGACGGCGTACCGTGGCGAGGTGGCGTCTGCGATCCGCGGTGCGGCGGCTGGGTATGCCGGCGTGGCCTGCGACGGGGCGACCTCCAACACCCGTGTGACCTCGGCCTGCCAGAGCGTGGGCACCGGCGACTTCTCCATCTGGGTGCGTGCGCGTATCCCGAGCACGGCGCCGGGGAACACTTTCACCTACGCTGCCATCGGTAATAATTCCAGCAGTGTGTTTGACTCCACCGGAGCCTTTACAATCACCCAAGAGGTGACTGGAAGCATTCTTGTCTCTGGATACCTTGCGACCGTCTTCACCACGGCGATCACCGCTTCGGGCGTGGTCGCCGCCTACGCCGGCCAGATCGTGGACATCGTGTTCACCCGTGCGACCTCCGGTGGCGTCACCACGGGCACGCTGTACATCAACGGCTTCTCGGTTGGCACGTCCACCGCGGCGGTTGTCGCGACCAGCGTCACGTCCAACTTCTTCCATGTCGGAGCAGCCGCCGGCGGCCAGTGCAACACGCAGTTCTACCGTGCGGCCTTCTACAACCGGGCTCTGTCCGCGACCGACGTCACCGACCTGATCGAGCGGGGCGTGGATCCGTCCGACATGTGGGGCACGACGACGGCGACCTATACGTCCGACTTCTCCGCTGGCACCGATTCCTGGACTTCAGGTGCTGTCACTTTGACAGGCAACGTCGATGGCATCGGAAGCCCTTCGACCGACAACACCATGTCGGTTGTCCCGAGTGTCGCTAACACGACTCACTTGACATCAAGGCTTAGTATCCTGACCCCAAGCCGTCGATTCCGGCTGACTGGTTCCGTATTTTTGCCTGCAGCGCAAACCAACCTGACTCAGGTTGAGATCCAAGACACTGGATCACTGATCATCGTCAGTGGCGCATTGATCACTCCGAATGCATCGTGGCAGTCGATCAACACGGAGTTCGTTGCCCGAGGGATTTCACTGGTTGTCTACGCCAAGAACGGGACCAACTTCACCTACGCTGGAAACGGAACCGATCTGTTCTATCTGCACGGGTTCACCGTGACCCGCATCGGCGCCGTGGTGAACCTCAACTTCGAGGTCGGCGCCGGGTTCCAAGCGACCGACAACAGCACCAACAGCCTCCACGGCACCCTGTTCGGCGGCACCTCATGGACTCGGCCCAGGAACGTGGCCGTCCTGTATGCGACGACCAACACCAGCGGCAACCAGCAGATGCTGGGGACCACGGCGATCCCGACCAACGCGATCATCGAGGACTTGATCGTGAACTCGACCGGCAGCTGCACGGTGAGCGTGGGCAACGCCTCTGGCGGCACCCAGATCGTCAACGCTGCCTCGGTCGTCTCGGGCCGGCAGAAGCTGACGCTGGCGACCCCGTTCAGTTCCACGGGCAACCTGTGGGTGAACTCGAGCACGACCGCCACGCTGCAGTTCACGATCCTCTACACCATGGCCGCCTAGTCCAAGAATTCCGACCCATGAACGAAGACACCATCATCGAATTCGATCCGCCGCTGTTGGTCCGCGAGGACGTGATCCCCGGCGGCATGCTGGTCGGTTCCGCCACCGTTGACGGGGCCACCTCCAACGACGACACCTGGGTGATCCGCATCCACGGCGACGGTCGCGTGATCGGCATCCCCGTGGTCGACGGAACGCCCAAGGAGGATCTCAGACAAGCACTGGAATGACGAACCACCAGACCAACGACCACGTCGGTCTGGTGACGTCTCTGACGACCGCCGGGGCCGCCACTGCAGTCTCGCTGCTGCCGCAGCTGACCGACATCATACGTTTCATCGCAGCCGTGGTCGGGTTGATCGCGGCCTGCATCGGACTCTGGAAAGCGATCAAGAAATGAAAAACATCAAGACCACAGCCGCCGGCATCGGCGCGATCCTGGCCGCCATCGGTGGGGCCCTCTATGCGTTGTTCGACAACGATCCGTCGACCAATGTGGACCTGACCGTGACCATCTCCACGATCACGGTTGGCATCGGCCTGATCATGGCGAAGGACGCCATCGGTGCCTCGCCGAGCGAACCGCCCAAGCAGTGATGACCGCTCCCGTGTCCATGATCGAGCAGGAGGCCTACAAGCTAGGCTTCATGCAGGTCTTGACTCGGGACGAGACGCTGTTCCTGCCCAGCGGCGAGTGGGTGCGTGAGTTCGCCGCGGGGCTGCCTACCGCACTTGGTCCCTGCGGGATCGACTGCGACGACTACGCCATCGGCGCGGTCCACTACGCCAACATCGCGCTCAAGCGCACGGGCAAGCGGTGTGGGCACTCTTTCGGGTACGCGACCGGCGTGATCGCTGGTCCGTACCGCAGCCTTCTGCCGGGCGCGGATCAGTCGGGTCCGCACGGCTTCAACCTCGTACGCACCCTTGAGAATGAATGGCTCCTCGTCGAACCGCAGACTGGCTTGGTGGAACCGCTGGCCGATGCTCGTCGTCGGGGCGCTGTTGTTGACCTGGGCCTGTTCTGGGTGTAGCGCACATCGTCGCGGGTGGGAGAATGGGCAACCGCCCGCCATGCGATGAACTGGATCGAGCAGCTTGTGACCGCGCTGTTGCGCTGGCTGCAGGGGATTGCCCAAGCGGACAGGACCGTCAATGAATCGAAACCGGACCCAACTCTTCGCGCTGATCTTCTGCGTCGTATTGACGAGCATGAGCTTCGGCTGCGCGACCAAGGTGCTGCTGGTCCCGCACGGGACGCCGGTGCGGCTGGCGGAACCCGTGAAGGCCAGAGTCTTCGTCCCTGACGCCCAGGGCAACGTCATCGAATCGCAGAACCGTGTGACCATCCCGGCAGGCTGGTACGCTCTTCCTAAATGATCACCTACAGGGGCCAGAAGTTCAGCGGGTACAACAAGCCGAAGGCCACGCCCGGCGGCCCGAAGAAATCCGCCGTGCTGGCGAAGGAGGGCGACAAGGTGCGTCTCGTCCGCTTCGGTGATCCGGACATGAGCATCAAGAAGCACATCCCGGAGCGTCGGGCCTCGTTCCGGGCGCGGCACGGGTGCGACAACCCCGGCAGCAAGCTCTCGGCGAAGTACTGGTCCTGCAAGGCATGGTAGCCACACATGAGAACCGTCACCTACGACTACGTGCTGCAACGCGCCTCGGAACTCACCGGGCGCGTTTTCTCCAGCCTGACGACCGAGGAGTCGAACATGTTCCGCACGTTCATCTCCATGTCGCTGCGGAGCGCGTGGGAGTGCTTCGACTGGCCTGAGCAGACGGTCTACCAGCAGGAGTTCTTCGCGCCCACGTACACGGCCTCGGCCACGTACTCCGCGGGCGACGTGGTCTACTTCACCGTCGAGCAGAAGTACTACCAGTGGGTCAACGCCACGCCCGGCGCCGGCCAGCTGCCGACCCTGAGCGGTCCTGGTGGCACGCTGAACGCGATCTACTGGGCCGAGGCCGAGCCGGACTACGGCAACTCGAGCGGCAACTACTCGGACTCGGTGACGTACTCGCTCGGGAACATCGTCCTCTACCCGCTGACGCAGGAGTACTACCAACTCTACTCATTGGCCCCCGCGGGCACGGTGCCCACCAACACGGCATACTGGGGACGCCTCAACAAGTTCCTCCGGAACATCGAGCAGATGACCAACCCCGACGGCACCGCCAGGACGGTGACCATCGGCGAGGCCTTCTCGGTGTGGCCGGGAGACCCGCGGGTGTCCTGGAGGCAGCAGGAGGTGTCGTACACGTTCACCGACGGCGGCATCCTGGTGGCCGAGCAGCTGCCCTACGTGTGGCTGGAGTTCCGCAAGTCGCCGCCGCTTCTGGCGTCGGCAGCGGAGGCGACAGCCTACGCATTCCCGTACCGCTTTTCTGAGGTGTGCGCCCTGAAGGCCGCAGGCCAGATGCTGCGTGTCGACGGCAAGGTGGACCTCGGGAATGAGTTCCTGCAGCTGGGCGAGGTCGAGCTCACCAAGGAGATCGACAAGGTGGCTACCCAGGAGAAGTACATCCGCCAGATCATCGTCCCAGGGAGATAACGCATGCCAGACCTGCCACAGATCGTCGCGGTGGATGACGGGTTCGTCGGTGTGCTGTCGCGCATCGATCCCGCGCTGCTGCCGGCGTCCTACGTGTCGTTCGCCCGCAACCGCCGGTTCGAGGATCAGGTGATCAAGAACCGATGGGGAGTGGTGCAGCCCAAGTGGGGCGGCAAGTGGCAGCGTGGCGAGCGTGTGGCGACGGTGACCGCCGGCTCCGCCATCGTGAGTCCGGTGTCAGGCCCGCAGATCCCCGCTGGCTCGCAGGTGGCGTGCGACATCGGCCTCAACCAGTCGATCTTCTCGACCGGAACACGGTGCCTGATCGACGACGGCACCAACACGGTGCTGTCGACGGCGGCCCTGACGTTCTCGCCTTCGTCGGCGCTCAAGACCCTGTCGTTTTACCAGGACACGTTGTCCTTCGACGAGATCCTGGGCGTGCTGCCGTACCGAGATCCCGACACCGGCGCCAATGCGCTGCTGGTGGCCTCCAACGAGGTTCGGACATCGGACGATGGTCAGGGCAAGGTGTGGTGCCTCCGGCCCAACCAGAGCCCCGTGGAGGTGCCGATGAACGGGCACGACATCTACGCGCCCGTGCGGCTGATCCAGGCTGCCAACGGCGTGGTGATGCTGCGCCCCGGAAACGCCAGGTACTACTTCGGGTTCACGACCGGCCTGTACGATTCGCTGTTGCTTGAGAGCAACGACGTCCCCAACAACAACGAGATCCTGTGCGAGGACTCGGCGTTCCTTTCGACGGAGTTCTCGACCCAGATCGTGCTCAACGTCGTGCCCGACCTCGAGACGGGCGACGAGGTGATCGTGGGCCAGGTGGGCAGCACACAGCCGCTGTGGTTTGGGTCACCGTCGACCGGGCAGGGATTCCGGCTGTATGTCAACGTGGTCAACCAGACCGTCAGTCTGCACCTGACCATCGCAGATGCGCGGGCTGCGACGAACCCGCTGCCGTTGTCGCTGGAGAACAATGGTCGGTACTACATCGAGTTGGCCTCCAACACGACCGGCTACGACATCGCGCAGGACGTGGTGACCGACCTGAACGACGGTCTCCCGATCATCATGCAGGGGACGTCGAGCAACCCGTCCGCGTTGGACGCCGGGTTCAACCGGATCCCGTCGACGCTGTCCATCATCTCGTCGGACACGACCGACGACACCATCACGGTCTACAACCACAACTTCGTCCCCGGCGAGCAGGTGACGTTGAGCAACGTGGTCGACCCCGGCGCGACGATCACCGACAAGGTCTACTACGTGTACCCGGTGGACAACAACACGCTGAAGCTGTTCAGCGGTGCCACCGAGGAGACCGACTCCCTCAACGACGCCGGGCGTGCCATCCTGCAGCTGACGACCACGGGCGTGTCGCCCAACATCACGATCAGCGCCGTGCGGATCCTGGCGCAGGGCTCGGGCTACCTGACCGCGCCGACGATCACCGTCAGCGGCACCGCGGGCACGCCGGCCAACCTCACGGCGACGATCACCAACGGCAAGGTGTCCGCGGTCACCATCGTGGCCGGTGGCGCCTACTCAACGACGCCCACGGCCTCGGTGGCGATGCCTTCGACGCTGCAGGACATCGCGTCGGCCTCGATCACCGGCTCGATCAAGCGGTCGTCGGCCTCGGGCGCCTCGGTTCCGCCAGGCCGCGAGGGTCTCTACTTCCAGAACCGGCTCCTGCTGCTGTACGGCAACGACTACCTGGCCGTCTCGGACGTGCTGGACCCGCTGCACTACAGCCCGGTCGTCAACGAGTTCAAGCTGAACACCGGCTCCAACGACCGTGTCGTGGCGCTCTACCCGTTCAACGCGACCACGCTGCTGATCTTCAAGGAGCGGTCGGTGCTGGCCCTGGAGAACGTCTACGGAGACCTGTCGACGACGCGCCTCACCGAGATCACCCGCGAGTTCGGGTGCGTCTCGCAGGCGTCCATCGCCGGCACCGGGTCCGACGTCATATTCTTGAGCCAACGCGGCGTCATCAGCCTCAAGCAGACCGAGTTCGGCATCAGCCAGAGCGTCATCGTCCCGTTGTCCGACCAGATCCAGGACATCGTCGACTCCATCGACCAGGCCTACTGGGACACGTCCTGCGGCGTGTACTACGCCAACCGCTACCTGCTCTCGGCCCCGGTCGAGGGCGGCGACGGCAACAACAGGATGACGCTGGTCTACAACTTCCTGAACAAGGCGTGGGAAGGGTACTGGGACGGCGACCTCCTGGTGCCGGTGTACTGGGCCCGCGTCATCGTGTCCGGCTTCGACACGTTGTGCTGGGCGGACGCAAGCGGCTACATCCACCAGTTCGACCCGCTGGGCCTGCAGGACGTCGCCAAGGACGGCGGCATCGACGAGATCACGACCGAGGTGCGGTTCCGCGGGTACACCGGGGAGGCCAACGTCGACCACAAGCAGTGGACCGACATGCAGATGGAGTTCAGCAACTGGAACCCCATGTACTCGCTGACCGCGGTCTTCGACGGCGTCAACGAGTCCTACGTGGTCGCGACCAACCAGACCAAGTCGCGCACGGCCTACTACACGTATGGCTCCGGCACGTACAACACGGGAAACAGCGGTGACGACTTCCTGCTGCCGTACCGTGAGGACTACTCGACGCAGACCAACCTGCGCTGCGGTGAGAACGGGTGGCGGGCCGGCCTTCATCAATTCTTCACTCACAAGGCCAGATTGCGGAAGCATTCGGCATCGGTGCAGCCGATCCTGACAACGACCCAGGGATCGCTGGACGTGTATTCGTCCAAGGTCGTCGGTGTCCCATTCCGGCTCTACGGCAAGAACGACGTCTAGCATATGCCCCTCTTCGTAACCGTCACCCCAGGCACGACCGTCACGTCGACCACGACGCTCTCGGCGTCGACGCTCAACCTGCTCGGGACTCCCACCGTCGACATCACCGGCACCATCGACGGCGGATCGCTGACGCTGGGCGCGTCCTCGGTGGGCACGACGCAGCTGCAGACGGGTGCGGTGACGTCCGACCGCATCGCGAGCCAAGCGGTCTCCAACTCCAAGCTGGCGACCATGGCGGCCCTCACGGTGAAGGCCAACAACACCGGATCCACGGCGAGCCCGTCGGACGTCTCGGTGACCGACATGCGGACGATGCTGTCGCTGACGCCGGACGGCACGACCATCGACAACAACGGCAGCACCATCCGCGTGAAGCCGGCCTCCATCGGGTCGCCGCAGCTGGTGATGACGCCGCAGGCGAGTTCGTCCAACTCCCCCAGTGTGGACGCCGGCGTGGGCCTCACCTGGAACCTGACTCCGACGGCCAACATCGCGATCACGCTGGTGTTCGGGGCCAACGACGACGGCAAGACGATCCTGGTGAAGGTGAAGCAGACCGCCGCAGGCAACCTGACCGCGACGTGGACGGCGACCGGCAAGACGATCCGGTGGCAGAATAACCTTGAGCCGAATCCATCGCTCACCGTCGGCGCCAACAAGGCGGACCTGTTCATCTTCACCTGCATCGGCTCCAACATCTACGCCAAGCAGATCCCCAACTTCTTCGCCTGATGCACTCGGCCTGGTTCAACACAGGTGATGCGGCGATCTCTGAGACCACGGTGCCCATCGTGCGGTCGAACAGCACGACGTTCGACCCGTCCTCCGGCAACCCGGTCATCAACGTCGCCTCGACGCTGATCTCCATCGTGGACGCCTACGGTCGCGCCATCCCCGGCACGACCACGATCAAGTTCGACATCTCGGACTCGCCTTTCTCGATCCGACCAATCGAGAACACGTCGGCCTTCCTGACCTACACGACGCCCTTCACCGCGGAGACCGCCGCGGCGGACGCCGGCAACTGGGACTACGTGTACATCTCGGCCCGCGCCTTCGACACGGTGACCGGATCCTCGACGCAGACCGAGCCGACGCCATTCCAGACCCGCGTCATCCCGCAGCCTGAAGGCACGCCATGATCACCGAGATCGCGCAGTACATGCTCCGCACGCTGCCCGACTCGTTCAAGGGTTGGACCCTTGAGGCGATGGAGGACTACGTCATGTTCCACGTGGAGCAGGACACCATCCGCATCGGGCTCGACAACGGCGTCGTCGTGGGCGTCCTGGTGGGCTGGCGGCAGCACGGCGACGAGGTCAAGCCTTGGGCATGGCAGCCGTCCGACCCGACGGGCGACCGCTGGTACTGGCACCAGTTCGCCGCAGACCATCCGACTATCGCGATGGTTGTTGCATCCAAGTTCTTCCTCGACCGGCCCGAGTCTGCTTTCCTTCCCGCTGTAGGGATTCGGAACGGAAGGCCGACGGTGTACCGGAAGGGAACGCTGCCCATCTACCGGGCGGCACAAAGGAGATATGGCATCTGTTGAGGCACCAACGCCGCGCAACTACGCGCAGGAGACCGCGGACACACTGCGGTCCCAGATCGAACTCGCACCGCAACGCTACGCTGCGGAGGCGCAGTTCGCTCCCAAGTACCAGGAGCTCCAGCTGGACCTCCTGCGCCGGGCCACGCCCGACCTGCTGAGCCTCTACAAGGATCAGATCGCGCCCACCATGGGCGAGGTCGAGGCCGCCTCGAGGTCCAGGTCGCGTGCCGGTGACATCGCCGACATCGCGGCCATGGGGCCGCAGGCGCGTGCCGCGGTCCGGGCCACGTCTCCGGAGCAGGCCGCACTGGCCGACACCATGACGGCGCAGGCGCAGTCGGCCCTCAACGCCGGCTCCCGCCTGACTCCCGACCAGCAGCGGCAGATCGAGCAGCAGAGCCGGGCAGGCATGGCCGCCCGTGGCCTCGGGCAGTCGCCCTCCGGCGCCGTGCAGGAAGCCGTCCGCTCCCAGATGATGGGTGCCGGCCTCCAGCAGCAGCGGCAGCAGCAGGCCCAGGGCGCCCTGGGAGCCTCGCAGGGCGTCTACGGCGACGTGTTCCAGCAGGTGTTGGGGCGCCCGTCGCAGGCGTTTGGCGCCACCCAGGGCTTCGTCGGGACCGCGCAAGGGTTCAATCCCGGCGCCCTGTTCAACCCTGAGTCGCAGTACGCCGCCAACCTCATCGGCGGCAACCAGCAGAACCTGCTGGCCGCCCGCACTGCTTCCGCAGCCAACACGACCGCACTCGCCGGCGCCGGCATGTCCGCCGCCACCAGCCTATGAACTACGGGTACAACTCTGGCGGCGGCGGCGGAGGCTCAGGCCCCGCCATGATGCCTGGCACCGGCTTCGGCGCTGCCATGCCGCGGCAGAACTTCTACAATACGACCGCCGACGTGGAGGCCCAGCGTCAGCGTCTCAAGCTGCTCGGCCTTGACGAGACCATGCTGGACGACGCACTGAAGCTGAAGCAGGGCATCTTCGAGAAGCGGGACGACATGCAGGGCCAACTCAAGGACTCCATGATGGACTCCATCAGCGGTGCCCTGAAGGGATCTTCGGCTGCCGGCGCTGCTGGCGGTGGCGGTGGACTTGCGGGGATGGCATCCAGCCTGTGAGCAGCAAGCTCTCACAACTTTACTTCGACGCCGCCGGCGGTAACCAAGACGCACTGGTCTTTGTTACCGCATTCCACGCCTATTGCCACGCCATCGACGACCTCGTCGACGGCGACGTGCCGATGACCGCGGAGTCCCTGCTCGACGTCCTGATGCAGGCCAACGCGCTGTACGCCACCCCGTTCTGGATCAACAACTGGTTCCGCCTGCAGCCCATCGTGGCGCAGATTTGCAACACGTACGCCGACAGCGTGGCCTGGGAGAAGGCCGAGGAATCGTGGAAGAAGCAGACCGCGGACGTCATCCGGCTCTGCGGCAACGACATGATCACGCAGGTGGCCTGGATCGTCGGCGGGTACAAGCACATGCGCTCGATCTCGCTCCGGCTCCGGGAGTTCGCCTACCACTCGCAACACAGCTGACATATGGCACAATACGGCTATTCCACCCCATACACCGGACAGCAGGTCCAGACGCTGCCGCCCGGATTCATGGAGGCCGCGACGGCGTCGGGCCGCAACCTGGCCGCGGGCATCGCCGCCATGGGGCAGAACCTGGGCCGCGCACTCGAGCAGTACCGCAGCCGCAAGGCCGAGACCGAGGCGGCCACGCAGTCTTTCGAGACCGTCTCCGGCCTCATGCAGCAGCAGCTGGCCGCGGATCCCAAGTACATCGCGCTCCAGCAGTACATGGAGACCGGCGCCCTCCCGCAGGGTGTGAGCGAGCAGGACATCCCGCGCTACACCCAGCAGGTGATGGCCGACCGCGAGATGCTCAACAAGTTCTCGACCCTCGGTGAGAAGTTCCCCGACATGTCGTTGGCTAAGAAGAAGGCCGCGCTCGGGGACGCCGTGATGGTGTTGAACCAGTACCGGACGGATCAGCAGAAGCAGGCCGACTCGCAACTGCGGGATCTGCAACTCAGGCAGCTGAGAAGCCAATTGGATACCCAGAAGCAGATGAGCGACCTGATGCGGTACGGTATCCAAATGCCGCAGGAGATGACCGTGACCGATCAGGTCACAGAAACCATTCAGCCCGAGGGCCCTGTGCCACCCGGACCGATGGGTGCGGCTCAGGATACATCCGCTCCATCGATGGGTGAGCGCATTGCAGCAAGGTACTTCATGGGCAGGGCGGGTGAGGCTGCACAGGCGTTGGGCAGGTACGGAACAGACCTGGGACGCCAAGCCGCTGCACTGAACACGTCGACGCAACCGCAGCCGTCGTACCCGGTCTCGTTCCCGTTTCCGGGACGCCCTGCGCCGTTCTCCTCGGAGACTCCGGTCCAAGCCGCTGCCAGGGCCGAGGCCAACATGCAGGCGAGGGGAAACCTGATGCAGCAGGCCGCGGCTGCCACGCAGCAGGCCGACATCATGCGGAGGATGCCGCCCGTGGGTTCGGGTGTGCGGCCTCCGCAGGCCCAGCCTGCCCAGGAGCAGTTCCTGCCTCCAGAAGAGGTCACCCGCACCGTCACCAGGACCGAGCAGGTGCCTTACGAGCAGCTGCGTCGAAACATGGCGCAGTTCGCCGCGCAGCAGGGCATGAACCCGGAGGTGTTCGCCAGCCTCGACAAGGTGCTGGAGATCGCCGGCAAGAACCGCCCCGCACAGGTCGAGTCCATCAGCGGCCTCGGCAGCATCGTGCGGTTCGGCGACAAGGAGCAGTTCGTTCC